ACCAAGAAGCTGCATACAACAACTCGCCATCATCAAGATCTTTCATGATCTCATCGATCTTCGCTTCACGCAGTGGGGTCTGACGAACTCCTTCAGTGAAACAATCATCAATTGATAACACGTTAGGAATGCCGTCTGATTGGTCACCACGAAGGATTAACTCAAGCAAGTGCCTACGAGGATTAACAATCACGATCTCTTTCTTCAACATCGGTGAGTATTGACTCACATTGGAATACTTCTGCAACTGACCAAAGTCTTTGTCAGAAGAAATGATCATCACCTTCTCTTGATGACCAAAGTCAACTTGAGAGTTAACAACCAACTGAGCGATCACATCGTCAGCTTCACACTCATCGTGTACAACCACCTTATAGGGGAAGTTCTCACGAATTTCATCAAACACCTTATTGGTGATGCGGAATACTTCTTGCCAATCAATCTTAGACTCTTTACGAGCATCTTTGCGTTTAAATTTGTATTGGGGAAATACTTCATAACGCCAGTTCTTGCTGCCATCACTTGTGATAACAATTTCACCAAACTCGCGAAAGTACTTCTTACGGTACATGCGAATGGAGTTAAGAATCATATGACGAATTAGATTTTCATCCAAATCCATCTTCTGTGTCACGATATTGCTAATAGCAATAGCATTATAATCAATTAGAATCATTATCTTTCCTTAGGTGTTTTGAATGGATCTTACAACCGATGAACTCGTTGTAATAATCGTCACGAAGCAATACGTCATGTTCAAATTGTAACTTTGCTTCATAGTAAGAACATTCACCTTTCGTCTTACATAACTTTAACATAGTTCTGGTGTAGTTGTCAACACCTTTTTGTTCTACAAGGAATTTTACTTCTGTTGAAGATCCGTAGTAACTTCGCCAATCTGATTCGGCGCGTGTTCTGACACGCCTTTTGCGTGTTTTCGTTATCGGAAGGATTTTTGGTTTCCAAAAGAACTTCTTACCAATGTAACGCTTTCCAGTATCAAGCTCAAGGATTTCATATACAAACCCTTGATATTCTTCTGGCGTTTCAGTATATTCTTTGCCTTGATAATGCCACATAAGAAAATATCCCCGCTTTCACAGGGATATTTAGTCAAGTTAATTAATCGTCTGCTAATGCTTCGAACTCTAAGCCACAACCACACATTGGGCAATATAATGGTGGTTCCTCTTCGTCCATTACCATAACCTGTGTTTCAACATCACAGTTGTCACATAGACCGTAGTATTCTTCTTCCATTTAACCCTCGCAAGCTGCACAACCTTGACTCATTACTCTTTTACGTGTTAGTGATTGAGCTTTGGACATTGAGAAACTGTAATACAGACTCTTAATACCAAGTTCCCACGCAAGCAAATAAAGAGCGTTTATTTCCTTCACTGGCGTGTCAGGATCAAGCATAAGGTTGATACTTTGCGCCTGATCTATATATGTTTGACGAACGCTGGCCTGTGTTATAATTGCTTCTGGATTGATCTCTGCAAACGTCTTGAACACATCTTTTTCTTCTTGAGTTAAGATGGTGAGATGTTGAACAGATCCATCCATGTTCTTAATGGATTCCCAAACCTCATGAGTATCTTGACCTTTGTCTTGTAACAACTTAATCAAGTAGGGGTTCTTGATCGTGGTCTTTGACTTAGCAAGATCCTTAACATAACAATTAGAGAATTCTGGTTCAATTGATTGAGATACTTGACCAAGAATAAAACTACTTGACTTAGTTGGTGCAATAGCGAGAAGAGTTGTGTTACGCCGACCGTACCCCTTCAACAGTTCAGGTTCACCAAACATACGCGCAAGATCATAAGACGCGGAATCGGCACGTTCACGAATAGTCTTAGCAATCAGTAGGTTCAACTTAGCAGCTTCTGCAGACTCAAATGCAATCATCTTTGACTGCAAGTACGAATGCCAGCCAAGTACTCCAGCACCAAGAGCACGGTGACGAACTGCAAAACGATGTGCACGTTCAAAGTATCTCTTGCCAGATGTCTTCTCAATGAACTCCGATACAACAGTATCCAAGAACATAATTAGAACTTGAACTGCATCCGTATCAACAATCTCATCCCACTTCAACAGATTCAATGAAGACAACACACAAGTGAATGTCTCTTCTGGCGACGATGGCAATGCAATCTCAGAACACATATTAGATGCCCAGATTTCCATCTTGAGATCTTTGTATACGTCAGGCTTGCCTTTGTTAACATTATCAGAGAACAAGATGTATGGGAAACCAATCTCAGAACGTCTTTGTAGGACTTTAACCCACAAACGCCGAGCAGCTGGATCACCAGCTTTGACTTTGTTTAGAAATTCATCTGACACTGTAATACCAGTTGTCAGACCTTGAATTGGATGACCCTCTGTTGCAACATCAAGAAATTCATCGGCGTCAGGATGGTCAATGGGTAGGTATGGAGAGAAGAAACCACGACGAACATTACCTTGTGACACTACAGAAGCTAACTTGTCAAACATCTCCATGAAGTGTACAGACCCCGAAGATTCACCGTTGCCGCGGATAGGCGCACCCCTGGGGCGCACAGCGCCGAAATACCCTGATGTACCCCCACCTGATTTCATTAACATACCGTTCTCAGCGTGCCCATAGAGAATAGACTCTACGGAATCGTCAATAAACGATCCAAAACAAGATACGGGAAATCCCCTATCAGTACCATAGTTTGACCAAATGGGTGAAGCGAGAGAATAGAATCCTCGCCCCATGTAATCATAGAATTTGTCAGCGAAACCCTTGATACCAAGATGTTTCTCTGCTGCGTCTGCAATAATTCTTATACGTTGTTCCGCTGATTGCCCATCTGACAAATAGCCACGAGATAAGAATGTGCGAGATTGTTCATTGAGCCAATCAAATGCCATTTGTATATCCTTAAAATAGATCGTCTTCTGTGAATGATTTAGTCTTCTTAGAATATGAGGTACTTCTCTTAACGAAGAAGTCAATATTCTTGGTGCTTAAAGTCTCATCTATAAACCATTCTGTGTCAACGATTGCTTGAGGATCAACTTCGTAAATACTCTTCAATTCGATAGCGTTTAGGGATTGGTTGAAACGATGCTTGAGGAATTCTTTGACAGTGTCTTTGGGTAGGAAGTCAAGATCGATGTTGCCATAGATCCAATCAACAATACCCGCCTCGGCCTTGTATGCTTCGCGGCATAATTGATTGATAGTTGTAACTGTTTCTTTGTCCCACCAAGTGGGGTTCTCAGACTTAATGATGTTGACAAGTTCAAAACCGAAACGCGCGTGAACATCTTCTTCCTTTGAAGTAGCTTCAACAGCGTTGGAGATCCCCTTAAGGACATTCTTGTGTTTATTAAACGCCATCATAATCAAGAACTGCGAGAACAACGATACATTCTCTACAAACATTGAGAATAGAATGATGTTGTGAAAGTAGTCTTTATTATCGACAGGAACAATCAAAGCACGTTCAAGATACTCAATACGCTTCTTGATAGCTGGAACTTCAACAATATTCTCAAACTCTTTGTTCAAACCAAGCATTTCAATGAGATTAGAATACGCATCAGCGTGACGAACTTCTGACTCACCAAATGTGACACCAACAGCCTGCACTTCAGGTTTAGGCATCTTGTCGCCAATCTTCGCCCAAAACGTCTTGACTTGGACTTCGATCTGTGAGATGGCCAACATTGCACGTTTCACAATGTCTGCTTCTTCTGGAGTCAAGTTAACTCTAATATCTTGAACATCAGAGGAGTAGTTAAATTCAGTGTGGATCCAATACGAGTGACGAATAGCTTCAAGGTATTCAATCAACTGTGGATATTCATATGGCTTTAAGTTTTGACGTTTACGAAAGATGTCTGGCATGTTCTTTGCACGATAGACAATATACTCACGCGCGAGGTTGTGAATACCCATATCCATGATAACATCTTCCACCGTCTTGTGAATGGTGTTGACCTCAGTGATAGGATCATCACCCTCAAGGCGCTTGATCACCTCATCTGCGATCTCGTTAGGAAGACTCTTACTAGTGATTTTGACAGATTTCATTGCCTTTTCGACAGCAACAACAATTTTCTCTCGGGCAAACGTCTCTGTCGATCCGTCCCGCTTAACTACGTACTCAATCATTATTGATACGACCCTATCTCTGATACTCTTACTGAATTAGTATATAGAAAAATGGAAACCAGCGCAACAGTTATTTGCACTTAAAAATATATTTTTTTATTTTGTAGGAGTTTCTGGTACTTTAGGGGGTTCTTGTGCAGCATTCTCATAGTATACTATGATAGACTTTTGCTGCAGAATATACCGACGAAGCTCTTGAACATTCGTTGAAATGTTCTCGTACCCTTGAACGGCCACCGCCATGAATGCAACAGCACCATTGTCTTTCTTAAACTGTTCAAGGAATTGGGGGAGGTTTTCCTCAGTTACAACATACCACTTGACTTCAGCAAGTTGTACTGGTTTCGGTTGCCCTTGAAGGGGAATTGTTCGCGAAATGTATTCAGTTTGAATAACAACTTGTGGTTCTGGCGGTTTGGCCATTAACCCACAACTACTGAGCAGGAACAGACTCGATAGGGGGAGCAATAGCTGTGTCAGTGTTAAGTTGTTTGAACAATTCATTCGTCGCATTATTAATCCTCGTTTGTATCAACCCAGGTTTTGCAAGAGTAAGTCTGGTTAAATCATGGTTTGCGAGTGTTGATCTCAATTGATCTACTCCAGCTTCTGCAGCTTTAAGGTCTGCAGACAGTTGTGTATTTAGTTGCTCAAAGTGTTTAGCATCTTCTGTGGCACGTTTGATCGTCTCTTGTTGAGTACGAACTGCACCTTCAAGTTTAGCATTGTTTGCTTGTAGAGTTGCTACACGTTCTTGTAAACTTGACACATAAACAAATGCGCCAGTTCCCACAGTAGCGACGATACCTACAATAGCGAGGATGGCGTAGATCTTAAACATCAATTTTTCTCAATGTATTTTCTAAACTTCTTCAATAGAACAGGAGGCTTCTTTGGATTGTACCGACGATCAATCATCACAACTTGTTTAATTCCTGGGGATGTATCCACAGAAGCGTTAGCCACAGATGTCGCTGGAACTTCTTCCTTTACCGATTTCATCTAAGCAACTCCGTTGTGGTGACATATACTTTTTGATTCGTCTTAATATGAATAGCTTCGTATATATTTAGACCAAACATAGACCCAATTGGATAACAACTCTCACTGACGTGAATACAATCTTTAGATTTGACCACATCTTCCATAGTAGAGTTGACCACTTTATCATGTTGAAGTTTATAATTTCCAGGAGATAGTCTACCATCTGACAGCACAAACCACTGAGATTGTTCAACCATAAAATCTATTGGATCCAAACCAACCTCACGAAGAGATTTTTGAATATTGGAATCAGACACACCGTAACGTTCTTTTAACAAGTATAGAGCAGCCGCATAAGTTCCAATGGTGGTGCTGCCCCCTGGAACTTTGTTCAGCAGTTTCTTAATGTTAAAAACAAGTTTATGAAAAGCTGTATATGCATCGGCACGTTCCGATGAATTGATATCAACGTCTTTGATTCGTTTACCGTCTTTGTCAATAATGCCCAGCTTAAACGCATCCGTATCCTCAAACTTGGTTACAAGTAGTTTGAGGAATCTAAACGTGTAGAATAGGTCGCCAGCTCTTTTTAATAGAGACATTATATCTGCCTTAGTGCATCAACAACAATTTGATCCATAGGAGTGTTTGTATATTGATCGTTTTGAATGTATCTTAGGAATACTAGAAATGGTTTTATTTGAGCCCAGTGGTGTTTATCTATTTTTAACTCTAGAATTTTTAAACCAGCCTCAATTCCAAATACATTAAAGACAACGATTAAATGATTAAGAATTAATCGTTCCGATAACTTACCCGTCTCTTCGTATCTATTTAGAAGTCTCTTGATATATTTAAACCTTTTCAAATCCTCATAAAACTCTTCAGCATTGATATACTTTGGATTGTAATAGTTCTTCGCAGCATATATCAAGAGATTTTCTTCTGTTAATTTAAAATTTTTCATATTGACTTTTCTGAAAAACACTGTATAATAAAGCTGCAGTTATTAGCAGTGTGCCATACTGTAATGATTAGCTCTTTGATTTGATAATGTTCTTATCGCCAATCTTCGAATCACCAGGTCTTGGTGGTGCAACCTTCACACCTAATGTATGAGCAACAGAGTTTTTAGCAATGTATTTGTGTACATCGATACCTGATTCGTTACCATCTAATCCACCATGTTTAGCAATGTAGTCTTTTTCACCTTTAGATGCTGTTGAATCGATTTTCTCAGCTGGTGTTGCGCCCTTTGTGTGTTTGTCATCAGTCGCATATTTAACATTAACCTCATGAGGATCATCACCGATACCTGAGACTTTGTATGATGGTAGTTTCAATTTCTCTTGAATACGTGAGAAAACTGACCACTCATTTGACTCTTTCCAAGGTGTCTTAGCAAGAGAAACTTCGCCTTTTGGCTTAGCTCGTGCTTTTGCTGATGCTAAAGCATTTTTAATTTGCTTACTTGTTATTGTCTTTTTTGGAACTTCTTTTGCTTCGTCCATATCATTACCTTCCCCAATACTTGGTAGGTTTCTTGGTTTATGTCTAGAAACATATGGTTGCGACTCAGGTTTTCCAGTTTTATCATTAAGTGTGTACAGATCGAAAGAGTTTGGATCAACATTATGCTTTTTAGAAAGTGCTTTTATGTATCCATCAACAGATTTAAACACTTTGCCGTCCATACCAAAATCTCCAGGTTTGTTGTGATCAACAACCTTTTTACCATTGATGTATACAGCGTGTGACCAAGGTTCATCCATATAAGAATCACCGTGACCAATATGGATCATATTCTTGGATTTGGTTGCTTCATTAACTTCAACCTCTTCTGACATTTTTACTTCACCACTACGGCGCTTCAGTGCCATTGCACGGCCAGCGGCTCTCTTGGCAAGAGTTTTGGTGTTTTCGCCATCCTTAGACCAATCACCACCGCCGACCTTTATATTGCCCGCAATCTTACTACCTTGTTCGCCAGCTTTGTTATAATAGCTACGAACAGTATTCTTTGACAATTCGTCAAGACCTTCAACTTCTTCTTTTGCATGAACTTTTACGTTATAATTGCCTCGTATTTTGTCGATTGCCATGTCAGCACCTGTTTCACGCTTGTTAGCACGCGTGATGAGTGGGCGAGCTGTGGATCGGTCTGTTGATCCAGTAATTTTTTTCAGATTGGCGCTAGCATCTTTTGTAGCTTTTGAAGCGTAAGAACCGAGAGTTTGTGGCGACAATTCGTCAAGTGACTCAACTTCTTCTTTTTTCATTCTGCTCTTTAGTTCTGCTTCACCACGTTCTGCAGCAGCCTTTGATCTTGGATTTTTCTGCCCGAAGTGCTTGTGCAGTTGAACCATTGATTGAAGTGTCTTTGTGTTGATCTTTGTTAGGTCGGCTTCTTCGTCAAATAGTTCAACTTCTTCAACTCGTCTTGCAACCGCAGAAACTTTAGCACGACCTTGGACTTTGGCAATAGCCATCTTTCGCGCAGCTTCACCTTTTCTGAAACCAGCAAAGTCTTTCTTATCGTGCGCCGCATCGGCCTTGTCAGCAAACCCTTGGGCGGATCTTGTGGCAAGATCACGAGAGATTTCGTCAAGATTGAACGACTCTTTCATGTGCCCGTATTTCTTCTTGTACCAATCTGGTGTGCCGCTGGTTTTACGGAAATGAAGAACAGTTGAGGCATCACTTGCTTGATCACGATATTTGTTCTCAGCAGTTGTGTTGTGGTCTTTCATCGCTTCAGCCGCTGCATGAGCGTCTTTACGAATGTATTCCAATTGATCATTGCTTTTCTTATGATAATCATGACCCGTTAATGGATGTGCTTGTGACGCACGACCCTCGTCAAGATTTTCAAATTCTTCGTTGTGTGCAGTGTATGTATGTTTAACACCTTTGTTCGTATTGTGTGCAACATAGACGCCACCTTGGTCAGCATGAAGAACACCATGACTTGGGTTTTTTTCAAGGAAGTTGTTTGCTTCTTTGTCGTTGTCAAAACGCTTAACGTTTTTGAACTTTTTACCGTTGTGAATGATATTCAACTCCGAAACGGTTTCAACTTCTTCAGTCTGTGACTTAACAAAATCTTGTTTAGTTGGTGCGCCTTCAGATCCTGGTTTACGCATACGTTCGTTTGAACCGTTTTTGATTCTTTCGCGCTTTGCGTGAATGTTTGCCCATAGACCTTCTTTTTCTGCGACAACTTCTTTCTTTTTCTTTTCAGCTTTCTCGTGAGCTGCACCTTCTTCTTTTTCTTCTGACTGAGTCTTTTTACCACGAAGAAGTTTAAAGTCGTGTGCGTCAACCTTACCATTCTTGTTAGCATCAATTTTGTGTTGGTTGCCTACAAGAGCCTCGTCAACTTCTTCAGTCTCTTCCTTACGGATGTTTGCAGAGATTGCCTTACGACGATTCAACAGATACTTATCAGTGCCGTCAACCTTATTATCGTTGTTGACGTCACCATCTTCTTTACCAACATGATCGTGACCATGCTTGTTTACTTTTCCAGCTTCTAAGACCTGTACATAAGCAAGCCCCATATTTCTAATGTCTTGTGTCTTCATTTTATTTTTCCTTACATGAAGAATTGGGTTGCCCACGCACCGATTGCTGCGATGGCGAATGCTCCAACAATCTTGTTAATTAACATAACAGTGTGATTGTTAGTTTCTACTAATTTTTCTATATCGTCTAGTTTCTGAGAGAAACGATTCATGCGGTCATATTGAGCAGAATACTTCTGCTCCATTGAGATCAACTTTTCATCTGTTCGTGCAATTAATACTAATGCATCAGCCAGTTTGTCGATCTTGTCCTCAATTCGGTTAAGTCTTGTTTCATTTACATCAGCCATCGATTTTCCCATAGAATTTATTATTGTTATTTATCTATTTAAATTACCAAGCTTTACACGACCAATAACGTGCTTTGTCTTTTGGACCTGGGGTGTCGCAATTATGTCGAGC